GTCCTGAGATACGTGCGGGTGATCGTCGGGTTGACAATCGCGCCGGTAATCGTGAATTTGATCGGGGTTGCCACGTTCCCGGAGTTGGTGACTACGTGCGAGGGTGAGGAGGAGGGGAACGCCGCCGGGAACTTGAACGGGAACCGCAGAGGTGTGCCGGCTGCGAAATCCGTCCGGGTTTTCGGGTACGATTCCCACACCGGATCGTAAGCGATGAGCCGGATCGTTGTTTTGAAATGCGTGGGGCCTTCTTCTTCCGGATCCCCCGGTGTCTGGCCGTTGGCGATACAGGGGATCGCATACGTCAGGCCGTCTTCCCGCTTGTAGACCAGCGTACCTTCGCCCTGATGAGCTCCGAGCGCCAGAGAGAGGTATTGGGCGTTCTGTTGCAGGGATTGAAGCGTGGGGCCTTGCACGAGCACCCGGAACGAGAGTTCGCGGGGATCGTAGAGAGTGCCGGACCGGGTCGCCCCGTCCTGGAACGGCGCCTGCGTGATCTGATCGGCGGAGGGGGGGTTGCCGCTGAATCCTTTCATGCCGAGCAGGAGTTTATACGTCTCGGAACTGCCTGAGAAGATGATCTCAGTACCGGAGGCGCTATACCATGTGATCGTGGTGCTCATGATCTCCCCCCTATCCCGCCGTTCACGGACGCGAGTTGTGCTTTAACGCCGCCGCTGGTCTTGTCTTTGACGATGACCTCGATCTTCTGCGATGATGCCTGTGCTGCTTTCGATCCGCTCGTGCCGTCCCCTAATCCTTTGGCAACAATCGCCTGCACGGCTGCCCCCACCTGCGTGAAATCGGCGCTTGCGAGCGTTGGTGCGGTGATCGGAGTGAAGGCTGCCGGGGTCCAGTCCGGGCCTTTTTTCGACATTACAATGAAGTTCTGGATGATCGGGTTTGTACCCGCAAAGTTGACGAGTTGCGCCATGTTGTCCAGGACTTTCTGCTGTCCGACCCGGGCGGTCTCTTCAAACGTGGCAAAATGGGTGAGATCCAGTGTTTCAAGGATCGGGTATTGCTTCTCCCGGAATGCCTGCATATCATCCAGGCATTTCTTGAAGGCGTCTGACTGTTTTTTGTACTCATCGGTGGTTGTTTTGGTGAGGGCTGCCAGCGCCTTGCCCTGTGCGTCGTACTCGGTTTTTACGGCGTCGGTTTGGCCGGTGGATCCGGGTGTGAGATCCTTCTTTGCAGCCCCGAGCGTACCTGCAATAGGGTTGACTTTCGAGGTATGTGCACCGGACGCCCACGCATTGAGCGCGTCCTGATACGCGGTCCCGGCGTTCATCTCCTTCATTAAGAAGGCATACATCTCGGAATTGCTGTTCCCGACAACAGAAGAATCACTCCATGCTGACGCTGATGATTTCGCCGCAGCCTGTGAAGCGTTCCCTAATTCGGAGACGGATTTTGTTGCACTATCCGTAGCGTTTTTGTAATCTTTCGTTGCTGATTCGGCTTTCTTCCATGAGTTTGTCGCCGTATCCCATATTGCACCCTCAAAGTATCCCGACTGTGCAAGGGCAAACTTTCGGCGCATCTCGGTTACTGCCGCATCGGCGTCTGATATGGTTTTATTGAACGCTCCAAAATTCCCAAAATTTTTAGAGGTTGGGTTGGTCAGATCGTTGAATGCGATTATACGGGCACCAAGCAAGGTGATGCCCTCGGCAACCATCTCCAGTGCCAGGTTCAGGTCTTGGAAAAACACGTTTAGCGGCTGCCCTTTCTGGAGGGCGGTATCCATCATATTCCCCCACGTGGAGAACGAACTGATCATCTCCGTTCCCGCAAGGGCTTTTGACCGCTCCATCCTCTCATTCAGGAGCGCCATTTGCGTATTGTAGGCGTCAAGCTGGTTGATCTTTTCGTCGCTGAATACCGGTGCCTGATCAATGAGTTGCTGGATTTCCTCCCGCGAAAGGCTGGCAAGATCCGCGATATTTGAGAAGTTCCTGCCGAATATCTCCATTGATGCCTGATTACGTTCAAATCCCGGGGGGAGGGCGTTAAGAGCGGGGAAGATATCAAGGAGGACATCGTTCATGGACCGCATATGTCCGTTGGAGTCAGTGACGCTGACACCAAGAGCGGCAAGCTGTTTCCCCATCGCTGATGTGGGATCAGAAGCCTCTTTCATCCGCACGGACATCATACGGATCGATCCGGTGATCTCTTCAGCACTAGAACCGGCAGCGATCGCAGCGTGCGTCCATTGCTGGTACTGGGTAGTAGAAAGACCGAGATCCCGGGCGTTATCTTTGATCTCTTTCCCCATCCGTCCGGCATTATTGGCAAGGTCGATGAACCCCTGAGCCATGCCTTCGAATTTACCGAAGAGATCAAGGGTCTGGTTCAATGCGAGGGATACGCCACCAATACCGCCGATGATGCCATTATAGTCAAGGCCCAGCTTTACGTAGAGGCCCGGGCCGACTTGTTTGCTATCAGCCACGCGGCCTCACCCCGCCCCACACATCCATGTTGTTATCGAATCGTGTCATATCCTCCTCGGTCATTTCTGTATGTGTCTCCCGGGCTTTCTGGTCCCAAACGAACGTCATGCACGTTGCCGGATCTATCGGATCTTTTGCCGTCCTGCCTTGCATGAACATCAACCGGGCGGTTTGTGCTGCGAACATCTGGTCCAGGGCTTTCTGCTGTTTCTGCAATTCTCCGATCTTTGCCTCTGCCATCACCCGGAAGTCCCGGGGGGTCATGTTCCAGAGGTCGATAGGGGAGAGTGCACATATCCCGTACGCTACAGGTTCGTTGGCTTCGATCCAGCCTCTTCCGAGTTTTTTGAGGGTTCGACCTTCTGAGGCACGGAAGCAGCCGCCTCGTCTTTTATCTGTTTCAGGTTGAACCATTCCGCCGCTGCAAGAGCGGAGAATATTGTGTTACCGAGATCGACAATGCTGAAAGCGTCCTGACCTTTCAGGAATGCGTGAACGAACTCGCGGGCCTGATCACGACCATCCGGCGTCTGCGGGATCTCGCGGATCGGGTTACCCCTTGCATCCGTGCCTTTCTTCAGGCCGAAATACAGGAACGTGCTCAACACTCCGATCCGTTCGATCTGGCTCTGCGAGATGAGTTTAACCAGCGACATATCGCGGTCCTGCTCGATATCGTCCACATCCAGCGGCGTAAATTGGAGGGTGTGTTTTTCCCCTCCAATGGTGATCGGAACTGATGACAACATCAGGAAATCACCATCACGTCGGGCTGGCTACCGTGCCTTTGGTCACGTCGATCTGGTAGATCACCGGGCACTTCAGGTCGGATTCAACGACCATGACATATATCGTCTTGGTGCCGGTCCCGATAGTGATCGCGGCAGATGCTGCCCCGGATGCAACCTGCACTCCGTTGACGTAGATCGTGCCGGTGGTTGCGGTCGGGGTGATCTTGATCCCGGTGTCGTCAGAGAAGGCAGTCACAGCGTATTTGTAGACTGTTGCTGAGAGTGTCGGAGATACTGCGGTGATTGCCTCGTCTGCCTGGTTCGTGAACGCAAGGAACCCCGTTGTCAGGGCTGCCCCGAGCGTGGTTATTCCTGTGGTGACAGTCTCTTCGGGAGTGATCGTGAGCTTGTATGTTGCCCTTCCCTCTTTCTGCCCGACATATTCCCAGCCGGAGACGAACCCGTAGGTCTTGTCGGTCCGGAACGGTGTCGCCACACCGGCAGACATCCATGTGGAGGGCCTTACGAACTTCCACCATACGGAAGTACCGGCATCCCGGAGTGTTACGAGATAATCCTGCGCTGCGTCGTCAACTGCAAAGCAGGTGAACGACCCGTCGCCCCATTCCCCGATACCGGCAAGGTGCACTTTGTTGGTGCTGCCGTACCCGGTACCGTCGTCTTTCGCCCGCGTGAATTTCGGCGGGGTGTTTTCCGTAGTCTCAGCAACGACGTAGCCGTTGCAGACAATGAATGAACCTCGTGCTGTCTGAGCGTGTGTCATAGTTCTTTTTTCACCTCAATCTGTACGTAATCATGAAATCGTGGTTATCCCGGAATGTGCCGGTGGTTTTGCCGTCGGAGTTGTCCGGGATTGCTCCCCTGTCATCAATTTCCGAGAACTCGATCCCGGCAATAGGGGTGATCAAAATGCTGTTCTGTGCGAGTGCATCCCCGATGAGATCGGAAAGGATCGCTGCCTTGCTGCCCGTTGTCTCAAAAGAAGTGCACTGGATACGATCCGTGCGGTAAGTGGAGGAGCTGGTCGGGGGTTCGGGTACCCGGTCAACCCATCCAACCGCGATGAACGGTTTTGTCGGGGTGCTTGGGATATCCTCATCCCGGTAGATCCGGGTGCTGGTGATGGTGGTGACGGGCGAGTACGCCTTCAGGACCGTGATCACTGCGAGAACACCGTCCTTCATCTGCCGAGCACCCCTGCGATCTCATCGGGTCGGACACCTGACATCTGGTCCTGTGCCCAATTCTTGCCGGCCTCACGATCATAGAGAGCATCGTCGATAGCGCCCTGCATGATGGCGACATACCGGCTCATCTCAGTGTCAAGCGGGGGGCGGAAGTGTGGGAGCGGGAGCTGGTAGTAGTGCCGGCCTAAAGAATCTGTCATATCGTAGAATCCCCATTCCAGCCGGGGGCCTTGTGGAAGGTTCGTCCCGACAATCGCGTAGAATTTGCCGTCCTCTTCGATGATCTTCTCAACGTGAATGGAGCGGCGATAAGTGCCGTGAGGACCTGTTTTGGGATCTGTACCGAGAGGTGCAAGCGCCTTCACATCGTTGGCGTATGCCTGCCCTGCGAGCCTGACGGCAGTTTCGGCCTGTTTAATGATCGCGTTCGCTTCTTCCTGGATCGCCGCGATGGTCTCATTTAGGCCAAAGACCTGCATCAGTTCCCCCCGCCCGGAAACTTGCTGCCGAACCATCCCGCTACAAACGAGATCACGGATGCAAGCCCGATCACTTTCCAGAATGAGGATTCCAGCGCGTGGATGCGGTTCTCGTGGTCCTCTTTGCAGTCGATCAGCGTGTCCAGTTTGCTGTTCATCTGGAGGAGCAGTTCGCGGTCTGTTTTGGGATCAGCAGCCGACATCATACACCGCCTTTTGCTATATCGCAGGTCCAGTGCGACACGATCTTCTGTGCCGCCTCGTACGTGGGCCGGGGCTTCTTGCTGATGTTGTACGTGCCTGTGAACCCTTCTTCAGCGGCGACAACCTGATCGCCCATATCCACCGATACCGTGCCGGGGAAAACGACCGTATCAACTGTTGTCACCTGAAGCGGGCTACCCTTGATCTGCGTTCCCTGTGGAGAGAACCGGCAGGCGGTCGTGGTGCTGATCGTGGTGTACATCGTCTGGCCGTTGTTGTCGAACGCTTCCGAGATAACACCGTTAACTTTCGCCGCTCCGGGCACCGTTCCGTTATCAGCGATTGCCTCATCGTCTTGGAACGTGCCGGTGATGGTGTGCAGCAACAGAGTAGCGGCTGGAACTGTGTAATCGGGGCTGATGACCGTTCCCGGGATCCCTGCGATAATAGCGGTTGCGTGGCTGGTTGCGCCCGTGAGCGTTGCGCCGACGTGAAATGCAGCGGTGAGGGTGTCGTATGCGAGAATGTAGTCCTGCGGGCGGCTGTTGAGCGTGGCGCTGTGGATGAGGAACGCTGCGGGGTAGGGCATCAGCGGCACCTCGACCTTACGCGGGATGCCCGGACGCCGCCATTCACTGATAGGACGTACTGATTGATCGCCTTCGTTGCCCTCGCTTCAAGTGCCTGGGCTTCTGACTCTCCATTGACAGAGAATGAGATATCCCCGCCAAGCGAGAGGGAATTGGGCCGGCTGAGCTCCTCGCACTGCCGCCGCTTGATCTTGGCGATGGTCAGGGCGATGGATGCGGTTTTAAGGAGAGATGATGAGGTCGGGGCGGAAAGGCCACTGAGCGCGAGGATATCATTGATCTCCTCATCGCTGCGGGTGATCATGTTGCCGATGTCTGTAACCGTGGCGGTACCGGTTGAGGTGCCTGCTTCAAGGTAAACATCAGTAGTCGTGCAGTATGCCATCGTGCATCTTCTCCCGGTCAAGCAATACCGGAGCGGTGCCCGGCTCAATCGGGCTGCTCAGGATATGCGAAAGATCATATTCCGCCGCGTTGCTGACGGCATCGGCGTCTAATTTTGCTGATACTGTCAGATCTTCATTACCAACCGTGCAAAGCATGGGGGATTTTCCCCCCTGCTTAGTACTGGACCCACTGCTGAGCGGCTGCAACGAATGACTGGGTGTCGAACCGTGCCTTAACGGTCATACCGACGAGATCCCGGATCGGGTCGCTGTACTGCTCAATGCTGATATCTTCCCTCATGCCGATCCCACCGGCTGCGTTCCGGTCGATGAGGAGAGCGCCCTTGTTTCCGTCTGCGGAGAAGCCCCATGTCTGGTATGCCTGTACCGTAGAGCTGGCGGTTCCGAGCAGGTGGGGAGTCATGCCGAAGATCCGGCCGAGCTGCCCGCCACGGGTCATATCGACGCCGACCTGGTTGGCGAGGGATGCCGAGCCCTGGAGGACTGCCCCGTAAAAGACCGGGTGAACGATCACATCGGTGGGGGTAAACCCACGCCCGATCATAGTTCCCATTGCCTTGCCGGTGAACGCCAGCGGGGTTGCGCCCGAGCTGCCGCAGTCAGTATCATAGGTGGATGCGTTGCCTGCCGAGGCTGCGATGAACGATTCCATCATGGAGTAGTTGAGGGCGTTCTCGACACGGGAGCCGGCCTTCCGGATCTCAGCGGCGATCACGTCGAAAGTGGCATCTGCCATCATTTCCTTTGTGACCATCGGCCTTACTGCGTACTTGTACGCTGTGAAGGTTGCGACGCCGTATGTCTGGTCCTGGATCGGGATCTCTGCGCCTTCTGCGACTTTCGGGGCATAGGTGCCGGTCTCGCCGTACGGGACTTTGAGGACCGCCGAGTTCATGCGGAAGGTGGGAACGGCGGTGCGGAAGCACTTTGCAGGTTCGCTGCCTTCGATGATGGTGCCGTACACTTCCGTGGGGATCAGGCCGGTTGCGGCGATACCCTCAGAAACGAGCAGTTCACGGACCGGAACAAACTTGCCGTCGCCGTCATTGAATGCGAGT